ACCTTCGATAGCTTCTTGGTCTAATCCTATACCGTCTAAGCCATCTTTGATTAGGTTATCATTTACCAAAGCTAGAGCAGCACCTTTAGCATCTCCTGCGGCTGCTATGTTCAAGGCTGTCTTTGTTTGTGCATAGGAAGAGTTGAACAAGCCTGTACCACCCGAAGGTAACACAGGGCCGACACCATTTGGAGGAACAACGCTTGAACCGGCAACTGGAGGTTTAACTACCCCTGCCATCTCTAGTCCAGTCAACAGGCTACTGGCTATTTCCATAGGTGTTACTTTAACACCTGCCGCAGCCTTTGCAGCAGTCATAGCTAGAGTCCCTCCCGGAATAAAACTAGCCGCTAGGTTAACAATAGGCTCTTTTAAAAAGCCTTCAACTAGATTATCATCTTTAACAAAAACTGAAGAGTACGTACCTACTGGCCCTTGAGCAATTAAATCTCCACCTGAGAACTGGTCGGGCATTAGACGAAAACTAGCGTTCTGGTCTCCCGTTGTTAAGTACATAGTTTTACCGTCTACTTCTTTAGTAAGCGGTATTTCATTCTTAGAAATGTAGTCTGCTAAAGACTCTCCAGATGCTTTACCAATATAAGCTGACGGCCCAGAAATACCTTCTCTACCGAAGTCACCAGGATCAAACTGATTGTAATTTACTACCTGTGAAGCAGACTCACGTTGACCTTGTATGTTAGAAAAGTAATCTCCGTAGCCACTCAAGGCTTCTTCAGGGTTATCGTACTGTGTCCCAACACCGAAGTCTAACTCAGGAATACCTTGGTATGTGTTTAAGTTTAAAGAAGGTGCTGTTCCTGCTCGTATAGCATCTACTTCTCTTCTTTCAGCCATAGTCATATCTGAATAAAACTTAGCTTCTCTAGGAACAGTGGTAGGGAAAGGATCTGCATTTAAAGAAACAACTTCTTCAACAGGCTGACGAGCATTTGCCTTAGCAGCTACTGCCGCATTGACGCGATTGTTTGTACTATACGCTCCACCGCCCATTGCTACTTCCTCATGTTCATTAGTTTGTCTACGCCTTTAATACCAAAGCTGGCACTGATGGCTATAAACAACAGGTATTGATACCACTCTGGGAGACTACCTAACGCTACGAATGCTTCTTGAACTCTATCAACTACTGTCATATCACCAACAACAATAGCGTAACCAACCATGAAGATAGGCACTGACAACACTAAAGTCCAGAACTCATCTTTCCAGCTTGACGCAGAAGCCTCAGCCATCTTAGCTTCCCAGTCAGCATCATTTTGGATAACATTCATCTTAGCTTCATGCTTTGCTTTAGCTTGTTCAGCTTTGTTAGATAAATAATTCTTTGCTAAACCAGCTAGAGGAGATATTAAAGTAGTTAAAATACTCATATATTATACACTATTTAGTCTTGTTTGTCAAGCTGTTTCTTACCATGCACTATTCTCTGCACAGTAGCTGATTCATATATTCTAATACCTAGCCACACAATAGTCAGCAAAGATGCTGCTGGTGGCAACCAAGCCGCCATAGTTAATACTGCTGTAGAGCCTGCGGCTACGTCTAGTATATCTTTAGTTGGTTCATCCATTTCCCTGTCCTATGATCAAAGAGATTGTAAAGTAAAGACCAGCGGCTAATGCTAAAATGCTTGCGATCTGTATAGTGTTCCAGAATACTGCCTTGCGTTTGCGTTCCTGTGCGTATATAGTCTTCTCTCGTTGTTCTTTAATCTTCCTACGTAAAGCTACTAACTCAGTGTAGCCGTTAGTACCGTAGGTGTACATCAAGAGTTCTCTGAGTTCTTTCTCTTGTTGTTGTACTTTCTTTTGATGAGCATATACCTGCATTGCTTCTTGCTCAACAGACTGTGATGACACAATCTTCTTAAACAATGGTGGGTTCTCTGCTCTACGTTGACATTCATTTAAATCACTTACAGCGCCATACCAACGCCCTATTTGTCCTAGTGTATCCTCTACTTCACGACCAGCCGCTATCATTCGTTTGATTGTACCAAAGGCGTTAGTGGCTATGCTGATGGCCGTGACTGGATCAATCACCCTTCATCTCCTTAATTAAATCGTAGGTGTCTAACGATGTCTGTATAGTGGCCTGTATCTCTTCTTCTGTTTGTCCGGCTACTGTAGGTACTTCAAAGTATGTGCCTTCTCTTGTGAACGTAGCAAAGGTAACATCACCATCTTGTCTTGTCTCATAGTTTATCATGTGAAGACCACCTGTTTAGTTACGCCTGCTGTAGTTCCAAAAGGATTAGTCTGTGGTCTAGGAGCGTCAGCCCATACCCAATTAGTTATTCCTGAAGTTTGCGAATGGAAAGAAATATCAGCGCGATCAAAAGCTACACCGTTAATTGTCATTGTTGTCCATCCAGAGTTAGGATGTGTGCCATTTATGCCTAACTGAACAATCCAGCCTTGTCCGTTTGAAATGTCAGCTAAAGTATCTATTTGTACATAAGACGCGCCACTATACATGTTACTAGTGCCGTCACTAATCGAGCCTCCAGGTGTAGGGCCAAAGCCGTACCCACGGATATTACCAGAACTGTACTCACCTACAGTAACTGTCTGCGTGTCTAAAGACCTATCCCATACTTTATTAGCGCCTACGTACACACTATTGATAGCAGTGCTACCTATCTGTATGTCAGTTATTTCAGTACCGCCTATAAAGATACTCACGATTAAGTCCTAAAGTAGATAGTGTTCGCGTCTGTTCCTGAAGAAGCTGTAGAGACTGTGTAGCCTCCCCACTTAGCACCTAGTTCAACAATAGCGGCACTAGCGTTCTCTGTGTATAACTTACCGTCAGTTACATTAACAGCTAGTTCACCCTGCACAAGATCACTGGCAGTTGGTACTGCTGAAGCTGTGGAACTATTCTTTGTTACAATTTTTGTAGCCATGTTTATGTCCTAGTAAGGTTTGTCTGCGTTTAGAATTGCTAGAGTATCTGCGTCTATACTCCAAGGTTGCCCTGACGTTTTAAGAAAGTGATACCTTGCTCTTAGTATTTTTACAACTCTGTAAACAGTGCCTGCGTTTTCGCCAGTACGAGCCGCGTTTAATTGTTGCTCTAACGGTGCGTAGTGATAAATAGCTTCTCTACAATCTGTTTTTAAACTCATACGTTAACACTCCTTCCTTCTCCAACGCCTAAGTTTGATAACGTGGCGGCAACTATCCAATTGGTATTGTCTGTCGATTTTGAAATAACAACTTGTGAGCAGTCTTGTCCTGGCCTATTTCTATAGTAGATGCTTGCTACTGCGGTTGGCGCACCTAAGTCATAAGTCACTGCGTCAGTTAATATTTGACTAGCAAAGCGATTATATAAAAACCACCCGCCATAAATGCCAGCATCAAATAAATCGGTCGGGCCATAGCCAGTATAAAAAGTTGGGCCAGAAATGTTGGACGTAGTACCCAACGCACCTGTTCCAGCGTTATCCGTTGCACCATTTCCGTTGGGTATTGAGTAGACATTAAATCTATTTACCTGGACATATGGATAATTCCCTGAATATGTTGACCGCACCATACCGCTGAGTTTCCAGTAGCGGTAAGCGGGCAAAACAAGCTGGACGCTTATAGACGCAGATGCAAATAATTTACCAGCACCTGATTCGGCAACGGTTACAGTTAATGTTGCAGTTTCTGCGACAGTCACGTTTGTAATTGTAAGAACACCTGCAACTTGTGTAAAAGTTCTTGCTGTGTTGCCCTGCTTAACAGTATACGTTGGATTATTATACACGCTGTGGTTTGTAACAGTAATCGTTGAGCCAGTTGATGCGCTAGACGCTGTAGTTAAAGTAGGCGTAGCAGAAATATACTCCGTGCCTACACCACCACCAATAGAACCCCACTCTGTCGTGTAGCCTTCAAACTCACTTGTCGTTGAGTTGTAACGTAACTTACCTGCTACGGCTGTAGGTCTTTGTGCTGTTGTTCCTACAGGCAGTAATATTGAGCCTGTGCTTGTGATACTTAAATCACCAGTAACTGTACCACCAGCTTTAGGTAAAGCGTTATCAGCCGTAGTTCCTTGCGCTGAAGTAGCATAGGCTGTAGATTCTGTAGTAGCTGCTGTACCTAAACCTAAGTTAGTCCTTGCTGTGCCTGCGTTAGCTAAATCAGAAAGATTGTTAGCTTTTAATGCCGCAGAGGATAATGCCGATGATGCGTTAGACGCGCTAGTGGCTGATGCTGTAGCACTAGCAGCGGAGGCAGTTGCGCTAGTAGCCGCATTAGTTGCTGATGTAGCCGCTTCAGATGCTTTGGTCGTTGCTGTAGATGCTGACGTAGATGCACTAGTAGCAGAAGTAGTAGCTTCAGATGCTTTAGTGGTTGCTGTTGTAGCACTAGTAGATGCACTACTTGCACTGGTACTTGCCTCACTAGCCTTGGTTGTGGCTGTAGAAGCACTCGTAGACGCACTGGTTGCGCTTGTAGCGGCTTCTGCGGCTTTAGTAGTAGCAGTGGTAGCAGATGTGCTTGCGTTGCTCTCAGCAGTCTCTGCGTTCGTCTCAGCGGTTTCTGCATTAGTCTCTGCTGTAGCGGAGGCAGTAGCACTGTTGGCGGCCGCTGTTGCTGAGTTAGCCGCTGCTGTTGCAGAAGAAGAAACACCTGAAGCAGAAGATGCTGCGGCTGTGGCGCTACTAGCTGATGCTGTTGCACTGGTAGCGGCATTGGTTTCAGAGGTAGCTGCCGCTGATGCACTAGTGGCGGCATCGCTTGCTTTCGTAGTAGCTATGACAGCTTGTTCTGTGACTTCCAGAAGCGTAGCGTCCGTATTGGAATCACCCGCGCCTCCAGCACCTCTATATATAGCCATTAATAACTCCTACGAAAATAAACGAATAAAAGAATAAAAGAAAGGGGGACTCCGAAGAATCCCCCAAATACTGCGGTTTACTTAA